ACGGTGTTGCGCGTGTCGCACGCCTGCGAAGCCATGTCGTACCGCACCTGTGCGATTGCTTCCCGGTTCTCGCAGCAGCAGTTCTGAGACTGCATCTGCATCTGGAAAAGCTGCTGCATCAGCGCGGCTTGCTGGTTCGCGCGGGATAGCTCCGCCGTCTGGAATCCGCTGTTGACCGCCTGCGTGACGCCCGCAAATCCGTTCAGGACGCTGGTGTTCATCCCATAGAAGCCGTCGCACAGGCCGTTGTTGACGCCGTCAAGCTTGCGCTCAATATTGGCGAAATCGGATGCAAGGATGTATCCATCCGTCGCACCGCCGCCATTGTTGTTGCCCCAGCCATTGCCGCCCCAGCCGCAGAAGATCGCGAGGAACAGGATGATAAACCACCATCCGCCATCGCCGCCGAAGCCGCCCCAGCCGTTGCCGCCCATGCCAGTAGGTGCTACCGGCATAGTCATAGTCGTACCATCGGTAAGGCTCATTTTGTCGTACTCCTTGAAGAAAATATATTATCAACCGTGGCCACGGATTGATTATTGCAAAAGACCCTGAAACTGCCGCGCAACGGCCTGAAGCTGGTTTAACTGCTGCTGCGTGAGCTTGCCGGATTGCATCATTTTTTCAACCTCGGCTTTCGGGTCACCATGAAAGTTTTGCTTGAATTGCTGGAATTGCTGCATCATTCTCTGAAACTGCCCCATCTGGCCGGGCATTTGCGGCGCTCTGCCGCCGCCAAGCGCGTTAAACAGTGGGTTCGGCATTGTGGTGTTCCTCCTTCTTGTTCTCCGCGCCAGCAGCCGCCAGCGCGTTCACACGCGCTTCCATCGCTTCAAACTCTCTTCGGGTGACAAATTCCCCGCTGGCCGGTATGATCGGCTGTGCTGGTGTCCTCGCGCCCGTGCGCTCCGTGTAATCCAGAACCCTCATGGACGGAACGCCGGACGCGTCCACGCTCTTGATATAAATGCACGGGTTCTCGCTATCCCACAGTGGAACCGTGTTCCCAGCCGCAACGAGGTAGCTCTTTGCGCCCGCTTCACCCTGTACCCAAATCATGCTCTGGGCAGGCTGCGGCATTTGCGCCATAGGCTGGGGCGGCTGCTGCGGTTGATACTGTTGGCGAAGCTGCATGAGCTGGTCTTGCATCGGCGGCTGATAAAATGGTTGGTAGCTCATCGGCGGTTGGTACTGTCCATACATTCAGATTCGTTCCTTTCCCAAAAATAAAGCGGTGTTTGGCTTCCGGAGTTCCATGTGTCAAACCAATCTCCATCCCTGACGCAGACCACATGGGTTGCAAGCGCAAGAATGTATGTACCGATCGGATGGTCACGCGCGAACTCCGCAACTGTGTATGTGTCCGGGTTGGAGCTTGGTACGCCATGCCGGGCATAGCCAAGCTGGTTCAGGTACGCTCCCCAGACAGCGTTTGCGGAGGGCATATCGCCAACCTCAAACCCATGAAGCGCAAGCGCAACATATACCTCATCCCACGATTTCCCGGTCGCCTTGCAGATCGCCCGAACAGGGCAATCCCCAACCTGACGCCGCGCGGGGTTTGGATTGTAAAAAGAAAAACCCATACCGGACACCTCTCAACGTGTCCAGTATGGGTTATTTTTCGGGTTTATGTGCCGCGATTGTGCATCATTTTCGCCCGTTTCGGGTTTAACTATATAGTCGGCTAGATGTCTTTCTCATTCGGTCGAGAATTCCGGGGAGCCGCCGCTGCACGGTAGCTCGCCCAAGATACAACTCAGATGCAACGTCAATCTGAGGGCGCTTATCGATATAATAGAGCTGTGCAATGCGCTCATTTTCCTGCCCGAGGTTTGCTTGGGAAATAACGGTCTCCATTTCTCCACGCATCAGGCCGGATAATTCAGGCGGTAGATTATACCGCGCCTGCGGCGACATCAAATCACCCCTTCTTGGTCATCAACACCGGAACGTTCCCCTGATTGGAAACGGAAAGACCGAGCGCCCCGGCCACGTCGCGGATTTTCACATAGTTGGTTCCGTTTTTTAGGATACGTTCAACCTCGACGGGTTTTCCGTCAACAATCATCTTGCACTTGCTTACCATTTCAATCCTCTCCTTTACCATTTCCCGGAATTTCTTAATACCCTCCGGATCGTCCACCCAGTATTTCGGGCAGAGCTTCCCGGTCACGTCGTAGTGCCGGATGATATGATCGACCGGGATGTTATACTTCTCGCAGAGCCTTGCGGCGAGGTCTGCAGCATTGGCGATAGTCTTTGCCGTTGCCATGACATTCCCGTCGCGCTTCGCGTCGCACATCTCGATCCCGATGGAATTGTAGTTCCGGCAGAATGGGTGTGTATAGTGATACGCGCCACAGTGGAAGGCTACATAGTCCTCCGGCACGGAGATCGTGATGGAATCATCATCCACAAAAAAGTGGGCGCTTGCCACAGGATTGAGCGGCTTCTGGAAGTACTTGCCGTTGCTGGTGTCGGAATCCCCGTCGTTGGCCGTGTAGTGCATGACAATCCACTCAACGTCCCCGCCGCGTTTCGTGCCGTAGTTGGCCCGATGGGCCAGCATCTTTTTAGTCGGTACCATCACTATCACCCTTCGCGTCCATCGCGTCCTGCGCCTTCTGGCTCTGCGTCCCGAAATAGAACGTGATGACCATCAGGAAGATCGTCAGGAAATCCTTGCCCGTGATGTCGCCCCGGAGCGCCAGCACCGTGAACACCACCGTCAGCAGCAGCGTCACCAGCGACTTCACGCTCAGCAGATTCGACAGCCTTTTCATAATTTTGTCCATGTTATGTACTCCCTTCATTATACTTTTTTCGTCGCTTTGTTCCAAATTTTCATAGCACCGCGTTTTGTGTATTTTGCCTCATGGTTTTTCGCGGCAATGTAGCCACAATGTGCGCATTGGTACACCAAGAGATCTTTATTGTCTCCGACATATTTCAGTTCTGGAAAATGCCCGCATAATGGGCACGCGTTCAGTTCGTTCATATCGTTTTTACTCCTTTCAGTCTTTCAGCACGATTTCCAAAAAACGTGCCTTTTCCTCTGCCGTATATGTTTCCGGCAAACTCTCGATGTACTTGATTGCGTATTTACTTCTGTTCTCATTCTTTGCCTTCCAGAGGTAAAACATCCCAATCGCCGTTGCAAATCCGATGACTGCCAACGTGACCTCCACACTCAGCACACCGAGCACATTCAGGATAATGCAAACGACGCTTGCCGCCGCGCTGCCAATCAGCAGCTTCTTCGACGTCTCCATCACACGATCCCCGCATGAGCCAGCGCGAAGCCGACCAGCGCCCCAACAATGGCCGTCACGACCGCCTTGACCAGCGTCTCCCATTTCCCGCCCGGAATGGCCTTGAGGCTCTTCACGTCATCCTTGATCTCGCTGACATTGGCCTCGATCGTCTCCTGCTTCGTCGCCAGCACCTCTACCGAGGTCGCCAGCTGATGCAGCGCCCGGTTGTCCTCCTCTAAATCATTGATGCGGTGCGTGTTGCTCTTGGATCGCTGGTCGATCTCCACGATCTTTGCCTGAATTCCATCATCCATATTCTTTCTCCTTATTTCGGTTTTCCCACAACGTACTCGACAATGTAAGTTCCGGATACACGGCAGATTTTAACTCGATCTCCCGCACTGAATGTAACGGAAGTGTTGCATTTATAGTGCTTTGCGGTTGCCTCTGTCTGCCCGTCAAAGATCAGAGACAGTCCATCGGTATACTTTGCGCCAACGGTCGCAAGCATAAATTCAGGTTGTGGCTTCTGCGCCGTTTCGTCTGTATCAAAAAAACTCGTTACTCCGATCATGCAATCACCGCCCTCTTTGCCGTATGCTTCATCATGCTGCCTTCTTTCAGCTCGATGTACCATCCGGTTTCTTCATAGATTCCGCCGAAGGTCGGATGATCGATTGCAATAACATCCCCGATACCGTGACCCGGCTCCGCCAACGACTGAAACGTGATCGTCTTCGTGCCGAGCATGGATTGATTGCGGATGTTTTCGACATACGCCTGCAACGCAGATTGACTGGCGATATTATCAACCTTTACAACCTTTGTGATCTTCTGGCCACGCTTGAACGTGGAAATAGGACTCGATGGATTATCATTCTCTGCTCTGGCGACCATAGGCGCGTCTAAATCCGGGTTTGAGCAAATTGCAACAAACACATTCGGTGCATCAAAAAAGTCGTTCTCTTGGCTCGCTGACAGACCGACAGGAGCGCGAAAACGAATATCTGTCGTGCTGTACTGGTGATCAATATTCGACGCGCTCGGCGTCTCATGCGGCGTCAGACGCGCCACACCGTTTGCATCAAACCAAAGGGGATCATAATTGATCTCATCAAGCAGAGCGTTACAGATTGTAAGATAGTCGGTTCCAATTTGCCAGTCTTCCCGGTCGGTTTGTAGCGTCGCTTCAGATGGTGTCGCAATCACAAGAGAAATCCCAGCCTCCGTCAGCATTTGCCGGACGATAGTTATGTACGACGAGCCAGCGGAAAAATGCTTGATGCTTTCCGTTTTGATCGTGGACAATTTCCAGCTCCGATCGTATGCTTCAATCGCCACCCAGCGCCCGTCTTCCTCGGTCGTTTCCTTGTACGTCGTGATGCGGAAAATTCCCAATGAGTTTTCCACGCCATTGATGGAAATTGTGGGTTGCAGCTCATCAGATAGATAGTTGATATTTGGATCGTAAAGAAATGTCCCCGCAAAACTCGATTTAATTTTTGCGTTTTTATCCGTATATACATTTGGAGCAGAATCGCGTTTCCAGCGGAGGGACGCATAATGCGCCCCATTCCGCAGAACATTCACGGCATAGCGAACATCACGAATCAATGTCAATCTCCTCCTCATGGTCGATTTGCACGATCATAAACGAATACGATTGCTTGTACTGGTTTACAGTCCCGGACACTTCGTTCAGATACCCAATGCAGCCGCCCAGCGCCACTGTTTTCAAGCAGACCAAATTGCCAACCATTCTCTCAAACTTCTCCGATTCGTTCTGGTCAAAGAAAACAACGTTCCCGTCGTAAGTGGTGGTTTTAGCAATTCCGCGTTCTACGATCGGATAAACTGCCCCGGAAAGTTGGATTTCCGAAATAGCACGGCTCAGATTTCGTGCAAACGGCTGGCTGAGAAGGCCGCTATGCTTCAACGTAAGCCATTCCCCGGTTTCGAGGTCATACAAAACGTTGTACTTCGGATGGACTGTGTATTCTTCTTCATTGGACAGTCCGTAATTGTCGTTTTCAGCGAATCCACCTCTAATACGGTAACGCACAGTCCCTTTTGCGAGACTATCTACAAACAGAAGTTCTTCTGTTTTTGCGATTGCCACGCCGTCCCGCTCCACAATATAGAAATCGTATTTCCCGCTTGTGCTCCAAACAAGCGACACTTCGTTGTCGACGTTGGCGCGAAGCTGAATATTCTCGCCCGGAACATTCGTGACCGGCAATGCAGCTCTTCCCCAATCAGACCACAATCCATATTCGCTTTGAACTCGCACCCTGACAACGTGCATCCCATCAGAAAGGTACTTAGGCGACCTCCACTGCTTTGTGCTTCCGTATTGCGTGCCACCAATCAACTCACCGTCAAGCTCGATTTGATACGCCTGCTGCTCGGTTGTTTGCCATGAGATAGACGGTCTTGGCGACAATCTCGTTGCAGTAACGCCGGGGGTCTCAGGCGCGACCACTGCAATGAACTCCGCGGAATCACTCCATGCGCCCGGTTTTCCGTCCGAGTTATACGTCCTAACTCTCCAGAAATTTGTCTTGGCGGTGAATGTACCATTCGGCACATCAAAAAATGTATCGCTACCAGTTACCGTGCCGAGAGCACCCCACGTTGCATGATCGGTAGACCGCTGCAATTCTGCCTTTGTTTGCGCTGTGCCAGTTGAGATAATGTGCGCCCACACGAACCGATTGACAACTGTACTGTCGACAATTACGCCTTTCGGACTAAGCGGAACGGCTGTTGAAAGTTCTTCAACAGTCGAAACCGTGACCCAATCTGAATCCGCCGTTTCCCCAGTTGTTGTGATCGCCGTAACTTTCCAATCGATAGAATCGGCGGTGAATGTATTGGCCGGAATCGTTACATTTTGTTCGCCACCTGAGATCGCAATAGATTTTGTCGCCGTAGTTCCGGTAACTCGCCAGTAAACCGTTGCACGCGCCTGCTCCATTGTGATAGGGGTTTTTCCAGATCCATTAAACTGATTGATGCCCCATGTAAATACCGCTGACAGGCGTTTGGGGGTGTATGCGCCAGCACCCGGAGAAAGATTCGTTGCTTTGGGCGGCTGGACGATGGATTCATACCACGGAGAATAACCAGTGCTTCCGGCGTCCGTTTCAACCACATAGCGCCATTCAATGGTTCCGATAGGAAAAGTATTGGCTGGGATTTTGGTTTTCCGGTTCAACGGATAGGAGCCTGTGGAGACGACAGTGTTGTATGAAGAATTTCCTTTTACGCGCCACTGGAACAGCGTTCGCTTCGCCTGCATGGTTGTAAGCGTGTCAGGCATTGACTGTGTCCATTCAAACTCTTGATCTGCCGCTGACGCAAAATAAGGTTTTGAGACACCGCCCACCGTCGGCGCGGCCGTTTCAGGTTCGTACTCTATTTCAAGATACGCTTTTGTCGCATATCTTGACGTTGCAACAACGAGATAACCAGCACCGCCATGCACAATAATGCCAGCAGTAATTATCTCTTTAAGCCACGGGAAATAATCTCGCGTCGACCCAAACACATACTTCGGAACTTCCGTTTCCTGAACGTATGTGCTCGATGGCGTAAAGACGCTTCGCGTTGCAGGACGTTTGTTCCATGTGACAACATTTTCATCAAACGGATTCTGCAAACCGCTAATATTCACGGTGTCATAGTGCGTGCCCCCCGTTCCATACGGGTCTCTAAATCCAGCAACATACACATAGGCCGTTACCACATTGATTTTTTTATACTGAATATCCGTAGGAAACGGGAATTGCAGGAGCAGTTGCGTTTTATAGTTTATTTGAACCGTTTGGTCTGAATGGAGATTTTCATTCGGCCGGTCTTGGTCGAGCACCGCAGAGCCACTTGCATAAATGATCTTTTTCGCCATTATTTCACCCCCATTCTATCCGTTCTTCTCTGATTTTGCGCGATATTTACAACATCATTGAACTGCTGGACGTTGTCCGCTGGGATTGTGATGTTGTAATTATTCGTCGTGGAATTGCTCGCCGAGTAAGGCACATACTTCCCGGTTCCAGCCTCAATATAACCACCCGTTCCAGTCCATCCGCCTGCGGATTCACTATAAGACGTGCTCTTGAGCGTATCTCCATAGACAACCTTCTGATAGGTAGATAACTGGCCCTTCGAAACATTCATACCGAGTGCCGTGCCGATCCGGTTAAAATCCCATGTAAAAATACCGGCTACGACGTTCGCAGCATCAGCAATTAACGCGAGCACTTTTGCAACAGGATCAAGAGCAACCTTCAATGCCGGGAGGAAAGTCACGATCAGATCTGCGAGCGGGTCGAGCAATCCAACTGCAATTTCGAGGATCGATCCGATTGCCTCAATGAGGCCAGAATCGTCAAGGGCCTTTGAGACTTTATCGATAAACTGCATGCCTGCATCCATAACCTTTATGAATGTTGGGGTCAGTTTATCGAGGAAATTGTTTTTCAGTTCTTGGAACTTCTCGCCGAGTTTCGCGGTCGATTCCTGCAGCTTCACCTGATTTTCGCGTGATTTGATTACCTGCTCGTTATTTTTGTAGAAAGAATCCGCCGCATCGGAATATGTACCAGACAGGGTATTCATGATCAGGCTGTTCCGCTCCGCCTCGCCGGAGCAGTTCGCAAGTGATTCATTAAAATCATCCTCGGAAATACCGGCCCAGTTCAGCGCATCCGCCAGAACGCCCGTAACCTGTCCAACCTTTGCCGTCTCGTTTGCGGCCTCAATAAGTCCGTTGATGGGCAGCGAATCACCGAACGTGCCGTTTACACCAGCGGCGATATTCGTCCACGTTGCGAAATCTTCTTGGTTGCGTGCCAGTTTCGCCATGAGCTGCGCTGTTTCTGTGGCGGTATCCGTGTCACCTAGGATTTTGTAAAGGCCAGTGTAAGCCTCCTGTGCCGTCTCAGCACTATATCCGGCGGTTTCAAACGCAGTATTTAGTTTGCCCTGCGCCACGATGTACTCGCTAGTGCTCTCAATCACTTTCCCGATTGCATCAACAACCTTCGTGATTGCTGTTTGCGCTACCGCAAAACTTTTCGCAGTCATTTTTGACGCTTTCTCGACGTTGTTCTTCCATGATGTTGTTTTCTTCTTCGCGGAATCCATTCCATCATCCACGCCGGATGAATCGGCTGTGATCTTCACCACAATATCCAGTAAATTCATTCTTCCACCACCAATCCACACCGCCGCACAATATCAGCTGTAATTTCCTCGCAAGAGCGCGTGTCTTCTTTCTTCGGCCGCAATATTTCATCAAGATCCGACTGCATATACCGTCCGCCCACAAGTTTTGCAGTGTTCTCTGTTAAAACTCTGGCACAGCGCGACATATAATCATCAAACAACCACTTTTCCCTCCGCTGCCGAATCAAAACGGGCAGGAGCCGAATGAGTGCGGGCGCTGAAATTTTCGGCGCATCCAGAAGGGAGAGTGTTACTCTTTCCCCTCCGATACGCACGATGAGAAAAAATCAATGAGTTCCTTGTCCTGCGCGATCTCCCGGATTTGCCGCAGCGTCTCCACGATCTTCTGCTCCCGGATGTCATCGACATTTTTTTCGTTCAAAACTGCAAGGATGCCGAACACGTCTTCTCTATGGTTTTTCAGAAGCATCGGCACCCACTGGCTGACGCGATTTGCCGCCATTGCATATTTCTCTGCAACGGTTTTCGCTTCCTTTGTGTTGAGTTTCAGGGATGTGATGACATCCTCGTCGCTCGTGATATTGAGCAGGAAAACGGAAATCTCGCACAGCACATCCGCCGCGCGATCCGTACTCAGTTCAGAAAGTTTCATGTTTCCTCCTTATGCGTCCGCCTCGCCAGCTTTGATGTAGATTTCATACGGAACTCTGGTCTGCTCCGCCATTGCGAAGTGTGCCGTGTACTCAAACGCAAACTGGCCCTTTTTCTTGTCGCTGGTTTTCATCTGGAATCCGCCGGTAGAGAGTGCGTTCATCATGTGGATTGCGATGAAGCCGCCCTTCTGCTCGCCGTTTTTGTCAGAATAGTCACCAACGATCCAAAGATCATCGAAATCAGAATCGGCCAAATCAAGGCGCGGAACGATCTTCGTAGAATCCTGTGCGTCAATGTCCGCCGTAGCAATCAGAGACTTCGCAACGGCGGTGGACATGGTGACAAACGCGCCGCTGGCCTTCGCCTCAATGGATTCCTGACGCTTCAGTTCCTTCATATTCTTGGGGCAGTTGTCAACGTCATCACCATAATCGGAAAACGTCGGCGTAGCGGTGAACGTGACACCTCCGGTTGTCGCGCCGAGCTGGTCAGCGGCTTTGAACGTGCCAGAAGCCGGGGTGAAATCTTTCAGAATGATGCCCGCATTGATCTGTAGCTGTTTGAAAGTATCGGCGGGGATCTTCGTAAACTTTGCCATATAAAATCAGTCCTTTCAGTTGGGTGTGATAAATTCGGCGGTGATATTGAGATACCGCCGTTTAATATTTGGTTCAGTATCATCTTTGATCGCCTGACACCACGGCGTGCCGCGTTTCAGCCAAATTGCTCCCTCGTCGCAGGAAACAAAAACGCCTCCCATCCCGATAGCATCCGCGATCTCCTGCGCCTTTGCGTTCGGGGTCGCCTCACTCTCGGTGTAGTACCAGAGATTCACAGTGATAGCAGCTTCTCCGCTGTCCCACGCCCCGAGAATGAGATCATAGGTCANCCGGCACGGAGGACGCCGGATAGGCGGGGAGAAACTGGCCGAACCATGCGTGTAATGCTTTATCTTTCGTCATGCCGGTAACTCTTTCCTTTCCGCCGTAAAATATTTCAGGGCGAAACTCGCGGATCGCGGCGCTTGCTTTTCCTCCGGGTTTGACGTCACTCTGTACGTCGTGCCAGTTTCTGTGTCCCGGAAATAGTCGCCGTACTCAATCGGCACAGCCTTGTCAACGAGCGCCGAGTAGACGCTTGTAACGCCCTCTTTCTCCGCACGGCGAGCTTCCATCGACGTGTCCAGCGCTTGATAGTTCGAAAACGCCGCGCCCTCCGTCCATGTGGTAACATATCCACCAGCACCGTCCGGCTCCCTGTGTTTCTCCATGAGCACGCAAGGGCGGGCGAAGTCATTCAAAAGGCTCATAATTTCCTCCACTGATTCAATCTGCTGCGGAATGCGCTCTGCCACGTCACTGCGCCGCCAGTTTTCTCATCCGTCGCCCGTGAGTAAGAATACCCGCCGAACGATTCCGAGCTATACGGTGACGCTGCTGTGTCGCCGTTCTTGTCCTGCCATGCCTCGATTTCTGCGTCAAGGGCCAAGACGGACGGCGGTATTGCAAGTGCCCACACAGCGCCGTCAAACGCCTCGTCCGTTAGCCCATAGGCTGGGTATTGATGCACACCGTCGTTGAACGTCGAGCCAAGAATCCTAAAATACTGTCCTTCCCGAAGAAAAGGAAGCGCAATACTGCCATTTTCTACGGTGAAGGTTCCGGCATACCGTTCACGGTCAAACCAATTCCTCAAATGTCCGCATAATTCTGTCAGCATTGCGCCCCTCCTAAATTACTTTACGGTAACGGTTGCGTTGCCGGATTTAAGCGCGTGGAAGTTGCCATCGCACTCAACAACAGTGACCTTGTGGCCGCTCGTGATGGTGAGATCAGACTTGCCATCCCAGTCATTCCAGCTCTGCACGTTCTCTCCGTATACAACGATGGGAGCCGTGGTTTCCGCCGACTTATACTTGTACTTGTTGCCCTTGGCGGCCTTCGCCGGGGAGACCGTCAGCTTTGTGTCGCCGGTAGCGGTGCCAGCTGCGGACGTCACGGTCAGCGCGCCAAGTGTACCGTTGTCGATCGAGCCGACAACAACA